ATCACATCAGCTTTCTGAGATACATCATACCACATTTTCAGATTATACTTCGCAATCGGTTTTATACTTTCGCCACTGATCTGATCCCCGGTTACTGTCACATATCCCGAGTTAATAAACAACTCACCACCTATGCATAGTTCCTTCGATAAGTTGGTACGTCCTGGCAAACCCTCTTTATCATCACATGTCATTAAGATCCTCAAGCCACATCCTGAAGGTGAGTATTCCATGTATGAATCTTGATCGATAATAAATTCCCTGAACTCTTCAGACAGATTCATTATATCAAACTTTCTGTCACCTCTTTTGGCATCCTTATCATCGATGTCAAAAGCAATCAAGTTTGTATGCTCATTGATCTTAATTCCTGGGTAACCATCCGCAATCGCTTCATAGAATGTAACACCAGGCTTCTTGCTAGATACCGAGTGTCCTTGCTGGGAACACGGAGGCTTGGAATAAGTACCATCATCATTCTTCTTATAGTAATATGCCAACCAAATCGGTTGCTTAAGAATCTCTTCAGGTAGATTCTTACGTATCTTATCGACAAGCCGTTGTTTGTCTGGTATTGCATTCGACATCATTTCTTATCTCCTGATCCATGAGTTGCATGCGGTCATACTTCTTAATACCCATCATTCCATAGCCATGGAAATACATTCGAACAGTGTTATAACTATAACCCATTATCCTCACTGTCTCACCAATGGTGTAATGACATTTGTACAATTCACACATGAATCGTTTCTCTTTTTCTGATAAGTGAATCTCTGCAGGCATTAGTCTCTCCTTTCTGTATTTTATTTTTACAAGTATAATATCGCATTCAACACAAAAAGTAAATGCGCAATGCTAGAAAAAGCACAAATATATTTGGATTAGAATCAGATAAGGAAGGATGGTTGTTTAAGCTGGAAACCCATAACCGGCTGGCAGGTTAGTTGGAAACATAATAACGATCATCAGAATAACAATATATTTTAGTCAAATAGTTTACCCCCTATTGCTGGAAGGAGTGGATAAGTTGAATGGTATTTATTTGTCGAGAGGGATTCATTTTCCAGGTGAGTACCAAAAAGAAAAGCCGCACTCACTAGGTGAGTGCGGCTTGTTTGCTGAGGATTATTTATTCAGTGGATTCCTCTTGATTTTCTGAATCAGATTCAGTTTTCTTGGATTCAACCAACATTTTGCGTCCATTTGGATCAGTGAATATGGCATATCCATCAGAACGTAAATAAGTTAATTGGGATGATACATTTTTTGTGGATATCCCTAAAAGTTTGGACATCTCCAAAATACTGATTGTCTCGTGTTTTCTAAGTAGATCTAAAACTTGTGATTTCCTACCATCTTTTGAGGTGGCTTCAAGTTTTGATTGAAGTTCAGCAATCAAGGAGTGATCCGCTTCACGAGCTTCTTTCAGTTCCTGAATCTCATTCATTTGATTAATGGCCAATTCAGTCAATTCAGTCTTATTCATGTCTTTAATTTCTTTCATTTTGTTTTTCCTTTTCATTTTGTGAGTTTGATTCATTTTGTTAGTTGGAAAATTAAAATATGAACTGGACACTAGACAATGAATGTCATTTATTTTATCACCTCCCTTCATTTTATGAATTTGACTCATTGGAAATCCTTTTTATTTTTATAATATGCAATAATTGTGCCAACTTTCACATTCATTAAATAAATATCATTCATTGGACCTAAGTACTTGATTTTATTATAAATATTTTTTTATTTATTTTTCCACCTTATTTTAATTATAAAATGAATATGGCTCATAGTACATTATTTTGAACTTTATTTTATGAATGAGATTTTTCTAATAAAATCAATAGTTTATAAGTTCATTATTTTGAACCCTCAGTGAATGAATTTGAACAATATAATGAATGGGATTCACTATAATATGTCTACAAAAGTATACACTTTAAATATCCAATGTATACAATAATATACATGTATCAAAAAGTATACATGCCATTGACATATGTATCTTTTTATCCACATGTATCAAAAAGTATACAGTTGATTTAATCAGTGTATACAATAAGATACAGACTGGTGAATGACATTCATCCACTGAACTGGACTAATTAAGTGAAAGTAAAAGTGAGGTGCGATTCAAAACTATTTTATATGGTGTATTTTTATTTTTAATTTACTTTATTTATTGATTTATCACTATTCACTTAAAAAGACTATAAAGTATTGAAATTACTATAAAAAATGAAAAGTGATCAGAAAGTGGGGAAGTGCCAGATTCTGAGCACTACTTTGGAAATGGATCTGATTCCCGTAATGAACAGGACTCATCAACTAGAATTGGCACTCGAAATTTGAATCAGATTCATGAGATGGATCCCATCCAGTAACTGGATCACTTTATCATTGCTGGGTCTGGTTCATTTAATTAGTACTCACTGATTAGCTGAGCCGGATTCATTAAACCAAGATGAATGCCATTCATTCTTTTGGGATGGCTCTAAACACTGGGCTGGACGTATTTTCTGGGCGGCATTCTTTTTATGAGTGGTGTGTATTTACTGGATCACACTCACTTACTGAGTGGGACTTGGCAGTGAACCCGACTCAGTTAATGAACTGGACTCAGATAATGAATTGGATTCAGTGAATGAATGGGACTCAGTTAATGAATGGGACTCGGCGGGGGGTTCTTTATGAAAAGTCTGTTGCTACGACGGTATGCTCAATCGGAAGTATCCCTAAAATTTCGGGCCCCGGATGAAGTATCACCTTCCAGCCTCATCAGCCACGACCCCAACTTATTTTCTGCCCAGCACATTTTATTGTTTACAAAGATGCAAAACTATGATATAATAATACTATGCGAACCTTAAAGGTAGGGAACGATTATGCAAGACACTAACTGGGAACTGTTGAAATTTAAATACGAGGTCCTTGGGAATGATTTAGACCAAATAGCCGAGGAACACCAAGTTTCGCCGGCTGTACTCAAGTACAACGCTAAAGATTGGAAACAGATTCCTTTGGCACGGAAGGAACCCCTGAATCTTGAAGAGCTTAAATCGCTTGAAGATGTTTTATCGAAATTGGGAGAAGAGACTGCCGCCCACACTAAAGCGTTTGCTATCCTCAAGCAGAAGTTTCTCGGGCCTAAATACGTGGAGCTCGAGACTGTTCTCCTCCATAAAGCTATTGAGATGGCTAACGGACTTTCTGCACAAGATCCACGGGGTGCGGCGACCTTGAAGAACTTGGCTAGTATACTCACTGAGTTGCTGGCTAAGAATCCGTTGTTAACTGTTGGTACTACGGAAGAGATCACTGATCCTAATAATCGTGAGTGGAAGATCACGGTGGTCGACTCCCGGAAAGATGGGGAAGAGGATGCCGACACGTAAAGTTAAGGGAGGCTATCGGTATGGAAAGAAAGGTAAAGTCTACCCTACAAAGAAACAGGCTGACCGTCAAGGACGTGCGATAAAAATTTCACAGATGCGCGAGAAGATGAAGAAGAGTGGCGGAATTGGTGGTTCAGGGAGAATGGGTTGAGAAAAACAATCATGAGCATAGCATCAGCCTTACTTTTAATTGGTAGCTTCATGGCTGCTGCTTTCTTTATGGAAGACCGATATGCGAAAGCTGATGCTCTCGCTGATAATAGCCAACGATTAAATGTGCATATCGCCCAGGATAGAATTAATTTTTTGCAACAACAGATGTGGGCGATGGAAGACAGAGTAGGAAATGATATTTCCCGCATGAATCATGACCAGCGCCAGCGCTATAGAGAAATGGAAGCAGAGAAACGGCGACTGGAAGAGTATCTTAAAACCCTTGGTAAAGGAGGTAAACTGTGAAAAAGTTAGTTTCTGTTCTTTTGGTAATGGTTGCCCTGTTAATAGGATGTTGGAATGATGTTGAGAGTTATATGCTTGGCCGGAGTTTGTATTATACTTTTGAGGCTAACCTCAAACCGGAGACCATGAAGAAACTTGAGGATCGATACAATGTAACGCTTGCACAAATTGCTAATGTGGCAACTGTATCTTCGGATCAAGTTGTTTCGTTATTCAACGACATGGCCATGATCATTGCTACAGATTATAAAAATCCTTATGGTCTGATGGGTGATCTGAATGAGCTATTCCGAGCAGCTGGTGCTGAATATGCTGAAAACGGCGCCATGATTTCTCTCAATCGACCTATTACTGCTGAAACTCTTCGCGCCTTCTCCCGTGGATGGGTAAATAGCAAATCGGATAAGCCTTATGCGTGATGTAGCCCTCAAAATAGCTTTCTCATATATCGGGCGTCCGTACATTTGGGGCGGTGATGATCCTTCAGGTTTTGACTGCAGTGGATTCATTATTGAAATCCTGAAGTCGATCGGGAGGCTGCCCAGGAAAGGGGACTGGACAGCCTCCCAACTCTCCCAAAAGTGGCAAAGAACAGGAACTCCACATCGTGGTGATTTAGTGTTCTGGGAGAATGAACACCACCATGTGATTCATGTTGAAATGTGCATTGGCGATGGTTTAGCAATCGGTGCTTCAGGTGGTGGTAGTAAGACACTAACTGTTGCAGATGCAGCTAAACACAATGCTTTTATTAAAGTCAGACCAATTATGTCAAGAAGAGGAATTTGGGGATATACAAATCCATTCCTCCAGGAGGTATCATAATGTGTTTTTGGCTTGTAGAATTTTGGTTTGACCCTTATTTATTAGTGATACCAATATGTATGAATTAATAACACCTCCAAACTATTATGATTATGATAAAGTTGAAAGAGATACTTGGGGTTGTGGCCCCGGTGGTCTTGGTGATTATCTTGTTCCTGATACGGTCTATGGTTTGTCAGTAAAACCTGCTTGCCAAAGACATGATTGCCACTATCGTTTTGACAAAGATAAAAATGAAGTTACTCGTAAAGTTGCTGACGATGAGTTTCTTAAAAATATGCAGATTATTGTTGATGCAACTACTAATACTTGGCTTTTACGTCGTTTGAGATTTACTCGCTGTAGAACAATGTATTGGGCTGTTAGACGATTCGGAAAAGGCGCATATTATGGCTAGAGCTTTAGAGCTTAAAATACCATCAAAACTAATGCCTTTTATTACCAAAAAGAAAAGGTATAAAGTTGCTTTTGGAGGTCGTGGAGGAGCAAAATCCATGACTTTTGCAGGTATGCTTGCTCACAAAGTTCAAGTTGAAGGTGCTTTAGTTGGATGTCTACGGGAATTTCAAAATTCTCTTGATGACAGCGTGTTTGCCCTTCTCAAGTCAGAGATACGTCGTTTGAAAATCCCTGGTTATAAAAACTACAATAATAAGATTGAACACAATGAAGGAGGTGGTTTCAGATTCAGAGGACTAGCTCGCTCAATTGATGCAATCAAATCCATGTTTGGTTTTAAATATTTCTGGCTTGAAGAAGGGCAATTTATTTCTGAGGATAGTCTGAAGATTTTGACTCCCACATTGCGTGAAGTTGACTCAGAATTATGGATTTCAGGCAATCCTATGAGCGCAGCGGACCCCTTTTCACAAAGATTCATCAATCCTTATCAACGAGAACTAGATCGTGATGGTTTCTATGAAGATGACCTTCACTATATCGTTAAAATAAACTATTCGGATAACCCTTGGTTCCCTAAGGAGTTAGAAGATGAAAGAATGCACGACTATCAAATGCTCCCCAGGGCTTTATATGATCATATCTGGGAAGGTGCGTTTAATGATTCCGTTGAGAACGCTCTCATTATGGCTGAGTGGTTTGATGCTTGTGTTGACGCTCACATAAAACTTGGTTTTGATCCACGTGGAGCAGTTGTTGCAGCTCATGACCCTGCAGATAGAGGAGACGATGCTAAAGGCTTTGCCCTTAGACATGGTTCTGTTGTTACAATGGTTGAAGAAAAGGATACTGGTGACATAAATGAAGGATGTGATTGGGCAACTGGTCTGGCTATCCAAAATAGCGCTGATGTTTTTCTTTGGGATTGTGACGGTCTTGGTATTGGCCTTAACCGTCAAGTTAACAACTCCTTTGAAGGCAAGAAAACCATAATTGCACAATATAAAGGATCAGAAAAAGTTGATGATCCTGATGCCCCTTATAATCCTGCAGATAAAGTTCAGATCCAAAACCAAAAAACAAATAAAGAAGCCATTAAAAACTGTCGAGCTCAATACTACTTTAAGCTTCGTAATCGCATCTATCGGACATATATTGCAGTAACTCAACATGTTTATACTGATCCTGATACAATGATATCTTTTTCTTCAGATATCACTGAATTAACTAAATTAAGAGCAGAACTTTGCAGATTGCCTATTAAACCTAACCCAAATGGTGTTTTTGAGCTTTATACCAAAGAAGAGATGTTGAAGAAATTTAAAATTCCATCTCCTAATTTGGCGGATTCTGTCAAAATGTTGTTTAAAAAAGTTCATTCTCCAGTATTTGGAACTCAAGTTCGTCCTCCACCTATTAAAGCTGTTGGTGAAGGTTCAAGACCAAATAATAGATTGAGGAGAGTAGCATAATGCCAAGTTCGATCTTTGATCCTAATTATAACCCTTTTACAATAGATCCTGGTGGTGATGTCACATCGGGACTATCTAAACTTCAAGCCGGCCTTAAACGGAAAAAAGAGAAACTGGAAGAAGAGGAAAAGAAACGTAAGGAGCTTGAAAAAAGAATCCCAGGAGGATTTGACAATGCCTAGTACACTGATGATGTATGAACGAGAGGTTCTTCCCAAAAAAGATTCTAGAGTAAAAGCTTACGATAAAAAAATTGGTAAATCTCGCAAGAAAAAAAGAAAAGATATTGAAAAAGAACGAGAGGTTATTCCCAAAAAAGATCCTAGAGTAAAAGCTTACGATAAAAAAGTTGGTTCTAGGGTTGAAAAAGCTAGAGATATGCTTAGAAAAATGGGTGAATCTGGTCCTGAGATTCGTCGTCAGCAACAAATGAAAAGAAACAAAGGCCTTATTTTGGCTGATGAAGAAGAAATTACAACTGAGCCTGGTGCAGTTGATGATGATGCAAAAGAAAGAATTAAGCGTCGGAAAAAACAACTTGAAGAAGCTGCAGGCTAGGAGGCAGTATGCCTTTAGAACTTAATGACTTAAAACAACTGCACGATAAAGCATATCTTTCTGCACAGTTAACTCGTGAAAAAGGTGCAGATGATCTTGTGTTTTATTGGATAACTCAATGGGATGATTCTGTCCTCCAGGATTCTCAATTATCTTATAAAGGTGAATTTAACATCTTAAGGAAGGCTGGAAGGCAGATTTTAGCTGATTTGAGTATGAATCCTGTTCAAGTTGACTTTATACCCAAAGATGGTACACGAGATGATGCTGCAGACCTTTTAGATGGCCTTTATCGCTCAGATTGTAATAAAAATGACTCTATTGAAGCTTTTACAAATGCTCAAATAGAGTGTGTCGTTTGTGGTGTAGGTGCCTGGGAGCTAGAAACAGAATATGCTACAAAACGACTTGATGAAAAGAATCAAAATATTGTCAGAAAGCCTATCGTTGAAGCTAATAACAATGTTTTATGGGATCCAAATGCAAAACTTCTCGATAAGTCTGATGCTGACTATGTATCTATTTTGGAGGCCTTTTCTGAGAATGGATACAAAGATTTAGTTTATAAATTAACTGGAGAAGAGATTGACCGCGTAGACGGTGAATCTTTTAAACACCCTGAGCATTCATATGCTTTTCCATGGATCTTAGGAACTTCAAAACGAATCTATGTTGTAAAGTTCTACCATAAAGAAGAAATTGAGGAAACTATATACACATTGTCTGATCCCTTTGAAAGTACATTAGATGTCAGAGAAGAAGAACTGATGGAAATTGAAGATGATCTTATGGGTGCGGGCTATAATATAATAGATACGCACATACGTACGCGATGTCAGATAACAAGGTATATAGCTTCTGGAAGTGAAATATTAGATGCAACAATTATTGCTGGAGAAAACATTCCAGTTATACCCGTTTTCGGTGAGCATGCTTTCGTTGAGGGGGAGGAGCACTGGGAGGGAGTCACGCGGCTGACTAAGGATCCACAGCGCTTACGTAACTTTGCGGGGAGTTACTTAGGGGACATTCTCTCCCGGTCTCCTCGACGAAAACCAATCTTCTGGCCTGAACAAATTGCAGGTTTCGAAGATATGTACTCAGAAGCAGGTTCTGAAAACAACTATCCATATCTTTTGGCCAATAGGAAATCTGGTGATGGCACTGAGATTCCTCCTGGACCAATTGCTGAGATGCCTGAGCAACCGATGCCTACTGCTCTCCCAGCAGTTCTTCAATTGTCAAAAGAAGCTGTTGAGGATGTTGCGAATCCTGGAGTTCCCCAAGATATTGCGGATCCAGACATTTCCGGTCGAGCGGTATATGCTCTTCAATCTAGACTGGATATGCAATCGATAGTATATCAAGATCATACTAAGCATGCTATGCGTCGGGATGCTCAGGTTTTTGCTTCTATGGCAAAAGAAGTTTATGATGTACCAAGGAAAGTAAGAGTTGAAGCTCCTGATGGTACTAAGTCTGAAAAACAAATTATGGATCAAATTGTTGATAGAGCAACTGGTGACATAGTTGTAATCAATGATTTAAATAACTCTGAATTTGAGGTTTACTCAAAAATCGGTCCTAGTTATATGAGTCAAAAAGAACAGACTATCGATCGATTAAATTTTATGATTCAGGGTATGCCTGTTGAAGATCCAATGAGAAAAGCTCTTCAATTAAAAACATTAACTCTTATGGATGGTGTTGATTTTGATGACATAAGAGATTTTGCAAATAAACAACTTCTTCTACAGGGTATTAAGAAACCTACAACTCCTGAAGAAGAACAGATACTCAAGCAAGCTGCTCAAAACAAAGAGCCGAACCCAGCATTGCTTCTTGCGCAAGCAGAAAATAAAAAAGGCGATGCAGCTCTTCTCACTGAAAAACGAAAAGGTATTGAAATGCAGCTTAAAGCTGCTAATGATAGAGCTAAAACACAAATTGATCAATTTGAGGCACAAACTGGCCGTATGGAAGCACAGATTAAAGCTAAACAAGCTGGTGCAAGCCTTGAATTGGACAAAATCAATAAACTTAGCAAACAGCTTGATAATACAGAAAAACTAATAGATATCAAGAGTTTGTTAAAAAATGGTAAAAAAGCCTCAGTTGGTGGGGCTCAACAGAGATGACCTGGTTAAACATAGTTACGCATGACTTGCATGCGGTCTTTCACACAGGAAAGGAGTCCTGGTAATGGCTGGAGAAAAAGTAGTAAAAGATGGTGAAATTGTTGATGCTGATGACGACATTCAGGATGATGTCATTGATGATGATGTTGAAGATGTTGATGACGACATTGTTGATGATGACATTCAAGATGATGACGATGACGATGATGCCAAAAAGAAAGAACCTTGGATGGCAGATGAAGACGGACAGCCACCTTCAACTGTTCCTGTCGGCACTCACATCAGAATGAAACAGAAACTGAAGGGGAGGCTGCATGACCAAAGCGATGAGTTGACAAAGCTCAGAGAGGAAAATGCTCGATTAAAGGCGGGGCAACAAACACCTGCACAACCCTCGAAACCTCCACGGAGGCCGAAGGAAAATGATTTTGAAACATTGGCTGAATTTGATGAAGCACTTAGTGAATATGATCAGAAAATGGTTGATTACCGGCTTCAAACTGCAAATAGAAAGAATGAAATTCAACGATTGCAGATGGCCACGAAGGCCAAGTTGGAAGAAGCTGTGGATGGTCACTATACAAGAGCTGCTAAACTTATTCAGGACAATGGTATTGACACTGAGGTTTACCAACAAGCCGATCGCACTGTCAGGGAAGCTATGGAAACCCTGATGCCAGGTAGAGGTGAATTCACCACCGATCAGATTATATCTGTCTTAGGTGAAGGATCGGAAAAAGTTATGTATTTCCTTGGTAGAAATAAGAACGCCTTAAATGAGCTAAAATCCTTGCTAGTCGAAGATCCAACTGGGCTTAGAGCAACCATGTACCTTGGTCAGCAACGTGAACGCCTCCTAAACAACAAACGACGAATGTCCAAAGCCCCAGCTCCTGGAAAGAAAGTCAAAGGTGATGCAGCACCTACCTCAGCTAAGGCTAAATCTTTGCTGAAGAAGAGAAAAGCTGCACAAGCTGTAGGTAATTTGCAAGCTGCCTATGACATCAAAAAACAGGCTAAGCAACAGGGTATAGACGTTTCAACTTGGTAAGGAGAATAAACTACCATGGCTCTTTCAACTGGTAAAATCGCAGAAGTCCTCTTTGAAAAAACCATGGAATCATACGAGCACCAAATGAGTATGCTTCCTTTGGTAAATTTTCATGAGCCCAACGGTGGGGACATGCAGAATGCGGGTAATTTTGTGTGGTATCCCGTTCAGCAGCATGCCCCTGTAATCTCAGGATGGGACCTCACCGGTAATGAAACCGGTATTATCGAGGAAACCTATCCTGCCTTACTCGGCACCCCTTCGAATGATTTCGTAAGGATGAGAGCTGATGATCTTCGTGATCAACGGTTCTGGGAACGCCGAGCCAAAGAATCTGGCAGGAAACAGGCTACCGATCTCAATAAGGCAATTGCTCAGGCAGTTGTTACTCAGGGATCACTGTTCTATCGATCAAATGCCACTAGCGGCTTCGACTTTATTGCTGAAGCTCAGGCCCTCATGAATGAACGTCAGCTTATGAATAATGGCCGCGCGTTCATCCTCAATGATCGTGACAACTTGACCTTTGGTCAAGATCTTGCCGCTCGCCAAACCCTTCAGGGCCGTCCGGAAGAAACCTGGTCAAAGGGTCAGATCGGCGCTAACATTGCTGAGTTTGACATTTTCACTGGTTCATTCCTGCCGAATATCACAGGTGGTGCAGACCCAGCAGTTACGGTTACTGGTAATCAGGCCTTCGTTCCCTCAGGCGGCACTGTCAATGCAACGACTGGCGTCGTAACCAATGTTGATTACAGGGAAGCCTCTCTTGTTGTCAACGATTCATCGCTTGTGAGTGTCGGTGATAAATTTCAGCTTGAAAACAGTGGTACTGCCATTGATGCTGTCGGTCTTGCTGATAAGACTGATACCAATCAGCCGATGACTTTTTCTGTCATTGAGATCACTGATTCCACTCACATTAAAATCTACCCGAAACCGATTGCAGCAGATCAGACGGGTATTACAACTCTCCAGGCGGCTTATGCCAATATTGACACCGCCATTCTTGATGGCGCCACCCTCACTCGCCTCAATATCGATGCTTCGAATAAGGCCAACATCTTCTTCGAACGCGATGCTGTCGAGGTTATCGGTGGCACCATTCCGGCCGATCTTTTCAAACAGTATGATGGCATGAAAGTCATCACTGATACAATGTCAAACGGCCTGCGTTTGTATCTGGTTTATGACGGCAATATCGCTACCATGAATTTCCGATTCAGACTCTTCACCTGGTATGGTATTACTATTTGCAACCCGTCCAATTGCGGAGTTGCAGTAACTTACTAATCATTCTACCTGGTGGGGCTTCGGCCCCACCCTGAACAAGGAGAATCAAATTATGGCTGCAAGAGCTACTTTAGTTGAATTTTTACACCGTGATTTGATCCCTGAACAAGGATCAAGTCCTGTCAAAGCTGTCGCCGCTGATACCTTGGCTATTCCTATTACTCATCCTATTGTTTCGAAAACGACTGGTGGTGATGCGGAAGCTTTGACCTTGGCAAATGGCAGCGAGGGTCAGATGTTGGTTATCATTCTCGCCACCGACGGCGGTGGTGATGGTACTCTGACACCTTCGACTGCAACTGGTTGGGCCACAATCGTTTTCGCTGATGCCGGTGATCGTGCAGTTCTGTATTATGTTGATGATACGGTTGGTTGGATCATCCTGGGTCTTTCCGGCGTTTCTGGTCCCCCGGTGACTACTGTCTAAAACCATTCTACCTGGTGGGGCTTATGCCCCACCCTGAACAAGGAGAATAAAACATGAGAGATTTCTTTCACACTGGTTTACAAGTTAGTAGGAGTGACATTTCTGGTATTAAAAGTAATGTTTTGAATCCTACCAAAAAGTTTTTTGTAAGAGGAGGGAGTGGAGTTGCATCTCCTGTGCCCGGTATTTATGAAGCTGGGAGTGATAATAATGATGGTTTAACATGGGATACCGCTTTTGCAACTATTGCTAAAGCTATTTCAGTTTCCAATTCATATATTAATTGGAGTGGATCTCCGTGGGCAGTAAACACTGAAATTCATATCGCTCCTGGAAAGTACGCTGAGAATTTAACATCAATGCCTTATGGTGGTTGTCTTATTGGTCATGGTAATGCATTTGATGCTGATGGTGAACGTGGTGTTCGAATTAGACCTGCTTCTGGTGGCGCAATTGCTGTTACTTCAATGATTAACAGTGGATTGTATAACCTTAATATTCAAGTAGCTGATGCTTCTGACATTTTCTCAGCTACAAATTTTAACAACAATGAAATTATCCATTGTTCCTTCCAAGGTCCGCCTGAAGCAACTACAGCAACTCGAGGAATGAATCTCACTGATGCTGTTGCCAATCTTATTCGCGATTGCCAATTCTTTTATATGGATTGTGCAATTGACTGGACCGCTGGCGGCGGTCCCACTTCTGTAAGAAATTGGATTGATAGAAATATCATTTCATTTTGTTCAGAAGCTGGTATTCGATTTCATTCTACTACGGTAGCTCCCATTACTATGATTACTAATAATTATATTAGTGGTGGTTCTGGTACTCTTGCTATTGGTATTGACATTAACATGGCTACTCCTACAATCGATGTCTATGGTAATTTTATTTCAGCCACTGATGGCATTGAGGGTGATACTACAGGAAACCATATTGGTGGCAATTACTGTAATGGCGTATTAGAATAAGAGGTTATCATGTCAGAAATTAGAACTATTTGTAAAAGGTGTGGTGGGTCAGGTGAAGTTCCATCAACTCAACCTGATCCACTTAATCCAGGTTCCTATAATCCAGAAATGGTCACCTGTAGTAGATGTGATGGCATTGGTAATTTTAAAAGTAGTTTTATTACAGGTGACCTATTGGATAAACTTGATGATATTATGGACAAAGTCAATGATATCTTCGAAAAAGTCAATGAATAAGGAGACCTGATAATGGATAAATCAGTTGATCATTCCCAAGCTGATAAAATTGCTGCTGAAACAAAAGCAAAAATTTTAAAAGCGGTCAAAACTGAAAAACCAAAGAAAAAGAAAGCAAAGGCCAAAAAATGATCGTTCTGTTCAAAGAAGGTACTTCTCACAATTATAAGGGAATTACCTGTCAGATACAAATTGTTGATGAATTTGGGTTTGAGCCCTTCCTGAAGCGAGGTTGGGTTCTAAACCCAAATGACCTTTACAAAAACAACGGAGGAGAGACTCCTAAAAGCTCCATGGAGAAAGAGGCGAAGCCTGCTGCGTCGCAAGTGACCGCTGGGAAACTTAGAGCAGCAGACAGACGTCTGAAAGCTTCTGGACCTAGTAAGACATCTACGAATGTGGCGACTTCGCAAAAGTAGGAGGAATCGTGACCACAAAAGTTGATATAATAAATACTGCATACTCTTTAATGAGAATATCAGGGCTCACCAAAGACCCTTCTGCTTCTGACCTGACTCTTGCTCTTGCTAGGTTAGAAGACATGGCTCATGAGTTTCTTGCAAGGAATATTGATGTAAATTATAACTTCGAGAACTCACCAACAACCGGTGCTTTACATAACCTGGAGCGTAAATATCGTTTCCCGTTTGCGGCAAACCTAGCAGCTAGGCTTTTAGCTGATTTTGGCAAAGAGCCTTCTCCAGCATTGATGGCACAAGTATCATCAGGATTCTCATTTCTCTCCTCTGATACTGCACTATTTAGACCGGTCAATTACCCCACTCGAATGCCGAGAGGGGAAGCTAATGCCCGGAGATCTCTTTGGTGGTCACGATTCAACAATCCTGAATCTCAAACTCCTCAAGATGCTCAAGTCTCCCATACAATGTATATTGATGACATCAATGATTATGTTGAGTCTTTTGCTGCTTATCTTGACTCAGGTGAAACAATCTCATCATATACAATTACAGCTGAAACTGGCTTAACCATTTCTACTTCAGCTAATGCAACCCCTCTTATAACTTATACAATACAGGCAGATGGATTAAGTACAGGTGCTGATGTTGGTTTATTAAGAGTTAAAATTGTAGTTACTACATCTGCTGGAAGAATAGAAACCCGTATTATAAACTTTCAACTTTTGGATTCAACCATTTCATCATAAGGAGTAAGCAATGGCTAATACAATTAAGACCACAAATCGGACCATTGAAGTAAGTGCAATTGATTCTGATTATTCAATGGGTGTTGGACTAAATGTTCAATCTGTTCATTTTATCCCAGGAGCAGTTGATGATGTAGTAGACATCATTGAAGTTCATCCAGATTCGCCTGTAAAATGTCGATTGATGGCTGATGTAACAGATGAACCAAGAACAGTGTATTTTGACAATCAACGTTTACGCCTTGGCTTTGTTTTTGCAAATGGTACATTTTCTGCAGGATCAAAAGTCATCTTCAATATAGGAGAACGCAGATAATGAAAAAATTAATTATTCTCCTGATATGTCTTTTTGCCACAGTTGCTTTTGCTGATATTACTGAAACTCTAACATTCGGATGGCAGCAAGAAACTCTTGATTATGTTACTCATTGGGAATTAGAAATGGGTATAAGCGATACAGGTCCTTTTATGAATATTGGATCTATTCCTTACGACGGAACTCCTCAAGCCGAGTTTCAAGCTCCTTTGGAAACAACAGTTACAGGTCCTGGAGGAACTACTCAAACAAGGTATTTTAGAATGAGAACTTGTGGTGATATTCCTCAATCTGATGGAACAACTCAAGCTGAATGTTCAACTGGTTATTCAAATATTGTATCTCATGATTTTTGGATTCCTGCTGGTGAATTTCAAGTACCAGTGCAATTTAGGATAATTGCTCAATGATCGGTTTAATTGCTAAAATAGGAAAACATATTGGTGGTGTAGTTATACCATATGAAGATCTACTTACTTTTACAGAAGTAGACCCAAATAGTGATATAACAATTACCAAATATGTATGTACTTTTGATACAATGCAGCGAGGAGTTGCTGCTTATGTTTATAAAGATTATGGAGTTGGTTATTTTGGTGATTTTGAAATAGAATTTGAAGCTATAGCAACAGTACAACAATCTAATGTTTCAACTATTGTATTTGCATTAGTAAATACTCCTGGGTCTTTTCAAGATATAATAGATTCAAATGTTGGTGTGTCATTACATTTAAATTCTAATGCAGCTGTTGGTATAAAAATTCAAGAATATTCTTTAGATAATGGTGATGAAGCAGCTTTTGATCCAACTGGAACTCTTTATTATTACAAAATTACCAGAGTGGATACAACTTTAACTTGTTATATTTATTCAGATGCTGCTAGAACTGTTTTAGTAGATACTTTGACAATTACAGGTGTAACTACTCTCTATAGATATTTACAAGTATTAGCATCAAGAGAACTTGCAGCAACAGAATACTCTACAGGTTATACACAAAATTTTGACATCAATCCAAATGATTACATAGAAGTTTATGATATAACTTCAGTTGATGAAAACGGCGATTATACAATATCACAGTTTAAAATTCATGCAAATAGTATGCGTAGAGATGCTAATTCATACAATTATATAGATTATGGAGTTGATTACTTTGGTGATTTTGAAATTCAATGTGTAGTAGAAATAGAAGCTTCAGAGAATTATAGTAATTTTGAATTTTTAATGTTAGCTAATACTATTGGCACAAGACAAGATCATCTTGATGCTAGTGAAGGTATAGGAATACAAGCTTACGGTGGAGCAGGTGATAGCAATGCAGAATTGCAAATATATGATAATCCACTTTCTAATAGTGATATTTATGAACCAGGTGGAACAACAATATCACGTAAATATTGCACATGGAAAAGAGTTGGAACTACATTGACTCTTGAAATATATTCTGATGCTGCTAGAACAGTATTAGTTGATACTCTTACAATAACATGTTCATCTACAGCTTTTAGATATCTTCATATTGGATGTGGTAGAGAAAATACATCTGTTGGAGATAGTGAAATTACTGCATTTGTAGAAAAAGTAAAAATAATAACTGCTTCTTAGGAGGCCATAAATGAGTGAAGAAAAATGGGATGGTCATACTGAAAGAAGAAAAGATGTTTGTCCATTTCATCATGATAAAGTTCAACAAATAGAAGAACTTGAAAGGTCAAAAGTATCTTTTACTGTGCTAAAAATTTTTATTTCTATTATATTAATCATCGGTGGTGCTTATTGGTACCATGAAGATATGCAAAGTCAAGAACGTTTTAAAGACATGTTTATAGTACAACAAAATAATACAGAACTTCTTCGGGAGCATATAAGAATTAGTAGTTATATGCTTCGGAAGATGAGTGATGACGTTCGTGAGACTAAATTAAATCTTGAAGCTGTTATGACAAAAGAAGGTCTTCCATACCAAGAAATTCCAAATTCCCATGAATATAATCCTGAAAGGTAGGAGATTGCAGTGCCTCAAATTCCAGTAACATTAATTAAAGGTGATTATCAAGGTTCAGATGTAGATTACCGCGATAATCTTCCTGTCAATATGTATGCTGTACCAAGGGAGATCAAAGGTGTCCAAGGATATATGATTGGTTTTCCGGGATTAACTTCCTTTGGTACAAGCTTAGGTATTGATCGTGGTGGTATTTATAATGATAGGCAAAGCAATCATTTTCGTGTATCCGGTACACGATTTATATATGTTGATGCTGATGGTACTGTTACTAATGTTGGTGAGATAACGGGTACTGGACAAGCGGCTATGCCTTTTTCATTTAACACACAAGCTGTTATAACTGATGGCAAAATGTGGTTATATGAATCAGTTGGTGGTCTTGCAGAAGTAACTGATGCAGATTTAGGTGATCCAATTGATGGAGTATGGATTAATGGTTATTACTTTCTAACAGATGGTGATTATGTTTATCATACTGATATTGCTGATGAAACAGCTATAGATCCTCTTAAGTTTGCAACTGCTGAATTTATGCCTGATACTACTCTTGGTTTACTAAAAACTTCTGATAATAAAGTTGCTGTATTCGGTAGATATTCAACTGAATTTTTTGCCGATGTAGCTCAGGCAAACTTTGCTTTTACAAGAGTTGAATCAAGAGCTTTAAAGCTTGGTATAGTAGCCACTCATGCTAAATGTGAATTAATGAATGACATTTTCATGGTTGGTGGGCCAAGAGATGAAGGTGTGGGTGTTTATAGAATATCTGCTAGTCAACCTCAAAAAGTATCTACAAGAGAGGTTGATAAATATATTGGTGAATATACTGAAACTGAATTAGCAGATATTAGAATGGAAGTTCGTTCACAAGATAATATAACTTTCATTCTAATTCACCTCCCGGATTATGTTTTATGTTTTAATGAGACTATTGCTAGACAATTTGGTTTACAAAATGCATGGTCTTTATTAAAATCAGATGTTGAAAATGATACTCCATTCCGTGGGATAAATACTATATTTGATCCGAGAGCAGGTGAATGGATTTGTGGTGATAAAACAACTACATATCTTGGTAAACTTGATGATACAGTTCCAACACACTATACTACTCAAGTTGAATGGATATTATATACACCATTTGTGAATCTTGAAAAAATGTCTATTGATGAAGTTGAACTTGAGACTATTCCTGGATATTCAAACTCAGTAGAAACTGTAGGTCTATCAATGACTTATGATGGAGTTTTATGGGGTACTGAGTATTGGTCAGACTATAGTGAAGTTGGCACTTATGATACTAATTTAATTATCCGAAGATTAGGTTATGTAGAAGATTGGGTGGGTTTTAAATTACGTGGAGCTTCTACAGCTAAAATGGCTTTTTCTCAAATGAAAGTGACGGCATCATAATGGCTGAAAGTTTATCATTACCTAATATACCAACATCTAAAATGTTTATGGATGATCCTGATGATAGGGCTCTTACCATAGAATGGCAAGAGTTTTTTAGAGGTCTACATAAACGAGTTGGTGGATTAATTGCACCGACTTTACTTGAAGTTCAAAGTGCTGATGTTGCTGAAGCATATAAGACTGAAGATAAAGAAATTGAAAAGCGGATAAGAGAACTTGAAAAGATGATGGAGTCTTTTCCTTTTCCTAAGTCCTATGATAAAGATATAAATGCTTTAAAGGATGAAAAGCCTGTAAATCCATATGATACTTCTCCTAAATCATATGATAAAAGGCTTGATGAACTTGAAGAAAAAATTGCTATGCTTCTTGTTGATCAACCAGAAGCAGAAAGAAATGAAGCTGTAGTAGTTCTTGATACTCCTAAATCATATGATAATGAACTTGCAGATATTAATAAACAAATTCATGTTTTTCCAGCAGCTAGACAGTATGATAATGAGCTTGCTGATATAGAGAAAAAGATTATAGCTTTGACTGCTCAACCAGGTGGTGAAGAAAAACTTGATCTTATAATAAAACTTCTTGATGCAAGAGAACCATTTAAATATTATCTACCACAATTTGTATGGGATGATTTGCAAGTAGGTATATCTAATATACGAGTTCCAGCATCAAATGCTCCTACAGAAAGATTATTTGCACATGGTATAGGTAGTGGAGTAACATTTCCATCATTAGGTTTTGATGTAAATGACTATTTGTATTTTGATATACAGTCTTCCCATTCAATGAAATTAAGTACAATAATGGATAGCCATATACATTATTGTACACCAACTGATGGTAGTGGAACTCCTGATAGATTTCAATTTCAACTTGATGTTATTGCAGCTCCAATTGATGGTGCTTATGCAGTACCATCCGGTTCTCCATATACTGCAGAACATACAATAGCTGCTGATTATACTACTTTACATAAATTATTTCAAATAGCAGATATTGCTGCGATTAATACAACTGTCAGTACTTTATATAAATGTAAACTTACTAGAATAGCAGCCACTCAAGATGAATATGGTAGTGAAGTATATGTTGATTTTATTGATTCACATTACCAAAAGGATACAGTAGGTTCAAGGATAGAAGACCTTAAATAGGAGGATACAATGGCTTTATCAACTAAATTCTTTTATGAATTAGCAGAAAACAAAGCTCGCATTCAATTTTACTCTGATGATGTTTTAATTAATGAATGGGTAGCTACTAATGGCCATGAAACTTCTCAGATATCAGTACCTACATCCCCAGGTAATACAGTTCCAAGAATAGAATGGATTAATGCTCGTTTAAATGTTAAAAAATGGATAAGAGGTATTGATAATTGTGGTCTTTCTTTTTGTGATCATAGACCTCAATCAAACTTCTGTTTTGAAATGAAACAAAAAGACAATAATAAACTTGAGCTTAAATTGGAAGTTCAAGATACTCTTGATACTTGTAGAACCCTAAGGGAAATTGAATATAATAAAACTACCGATATGATAACATTAGAACCTAGAGCAGAAGCTTTTGCAATATTTTGGATTGATTACCTAAATCTACTATTAGCTCAAGATCAATTTGAGATACTAGTAAATAAACTTCATACTTTATAAGGAGAAAGAGAAATGCCGGTAACCTTAAAGAATGCGTACATGGCCCAAGCTGGAGCAACGGATACCACCCTCTATACCTGTCCTGCTAATACAGTGGCAAGGGTATTGAAATGTACGGTAACAAATGATACTACCACCGTTGCTTCAATTTCATTTAACAAGGTTCCAAGCGGTGGGTCAGTTGGTGTTGATAACTTGATTATGAATACCAAATTGATCGGCGGTCAGGAAACCTATGAATGCCCTGAGGTTGTAGGCCAAGTACTTGATGCGGCAGACTTAATCAGCGCAATCGCAAGTGCTGCCGATCAACTTACTGTTGCTTTGGATGTTGTTGAGATCGTCTAATGATTTTATCTTTCAGTCCATATACTGGGGATACAGGTAGATTAGTAACCTCAGAAAATCATTTGAACTTCAGATGGAATAATCCTGATTGTAAGATCTTATTTTCAGCAACTCAACAAGGAAATGCTGTGGTTGGTCATTTCACATCTGACAAAGCGGGCTTACGGAAATTGAAACAAGCTCTTAATGAGTATTGTGAATTTATCTTTGATATATTTGATTGTGAAATGGTTATCGGTGTAATTGAACGACGAAGTGTCGTTAAACTTGCCGAGGAATGTGGATTCATACTTCTACGTTCCTTTGGTAAACAAAAAGTATATGTAAGGAGAAAACAATGGGCGGAATAATTGATTTTATTTTTAATCCAGGTGACGATGCTGCTGATGCTGCAGAAAAAGCTGCAGAAACTCAAGCTCAATGGCAGAATCGAGCTCTTGACTATCTCCAAGAAACTGAAGAGGTTCCACAAGCTTTACGCAAAGAAGCTTTAACAACTCTTGGTGGTTTATATGGTCTAGGAGGTCCAGGTAGTGAGCTTTATGGAGGTGGCAGTACTAGTACTGGTGATATTTATGCTCCTGCGCCTGCTGGAGGTGGAGGAGGTACAGGTACTGGGGGTTATGAGATTCAAAAGTACGAAGGAGACCCACGTCATTTTGGTTATATGGTAAATAGTGGTGAAGGTTTAACTCGTCCATCTAATCTTATTGATAGATATAAACAAGTTGCTTATGAGCTTGATTATCTACAAAATGCTTGGAATAATTACAGTGGAAAAATGCGAGATCAGTCAGCTGGACATATTAAAAATTCTATAAGTGTATTGCAAAATGAGTTAGATGAACTTGAAAAAATGCAATTAGGAGTTATTCCACTTGGTGAAGGTATAACTTTGGGTCCACCTTCTGATACACAACCCACTGATAGTACAGGTGGTGCAGTTGATCCTGTTACTGGAGAACCTGTAACTGAAGAGTGGGATCCATATGGTAAAATGAATGAATTCATTGAAAGAGCTAAAATGAGTCCACTTTACCAAAATATAATGGGTGGCCAAGAGCTTGGTGAAGAAGCTATCATGCGTAATGCTGCAGCTACTGGCGGTTTAAGGTCAGGCAATGTCCAAGGTAATATGTATGACTATATTACTCAACTTCAAAATCAAGCTTTGTTGTCATCTTATAATGAACAGTTATCAGGTCTTCAAGGTATGGCAGGCTTACCTTCAAATGCTGGTATGATTGCTAATCAAATGGGTAATATAGGCCAGACTTATGCACAAGGTCAGGTAGCTGCTGCTAATGCTCAGAACCAGGGTGTAACAAACTGGCTTAATACTGGTTTAGGTATTGGAGGTTTAATCATGGCCTCTGATATACGTCTTAAGAAAAACATTGAAAAGATAGGTAAAGTCAATGGATTTAATTTCTATTCCTTTGACTGGAATTCAATTGCAAATAAACTGGGTCTCACAGGATCAACTTGTGGATGTATGGCTCATGAAGTATATGATGTAATGCCTGAAGCCATTGTTCTCAGGAATGATTTCATGTGGATCAATTACTCAATGATAGGAGTCTTCTAATGAATGGAAATCCGTTCTATGTTGATCCAGGTTTCAATCTATTGCCAGGCCTTAAAATGTTTGGTCAAGGTATGGCTGTTCGCCGAGAAAAGCAAGCTATTATGGAAGCTGAAGAAAAGAAGAGAAAAGCTTCTGAGGCGGCTATTGAAGCCTACAAAACTAATGATCCAGATATCATTGCAACAACTATTTTGGCAAATCCAGAAATTGGTGAGACTCTTAGTAGTCTTTATGAAAAGCGCCGTGATTATAAACGTGAAGACTATGTTACTGATTTAGAGAATATGCTCACTGAACTTGAAACAACTGGTACTATATCATCACCTCCTGAAGAAACGGAAGGTCTTGGATTTACTGAAGAAGACCTTCCTCCAGACACCCTGCCGGGCGCAGCTCCAGCACCTATGGCTCCTACCTCCGGCCTGACAGGTCTGGCAGGAGGGACCCCCACTCCTGTTACTGCGCCCGGTAAGGGTCCAATAAATAAAACTGATATTGTCAAGAGTATCTATAAAAAGAATCCAGCAATTGGCAAGAAAATGATTGAGTATGAGTTTGCCAAAAATGATCCTAAACGATATAAAGTATGGAAAGAAGTATATCGTGATGGTGGAAGTAAAACAGGAAGTAATCTTAAGAAGCTTATTGATGAACGTCAGAAACTTCTTGATGAGGGTCTCTCTGAAGATGATCCCAAAGTAAAAGCTTACAATGCAAAAATCTGGCCTGAAGAGAATCAGGGTGCTCCTAGTAACCTTAAAAAGATGATTGAGGAAAGAGCTACTTATCTCCAAAATGGTGCTGATCCTACAAGTGATATTATCAGAGGGTACAATAACCGCATCCTTGGTGAAGCTGCTGATAAAGTTTATAGTCCTAGCCCCTTAAAGAAGCTTATTCAAGAACGCCAGGATTATATCAAAAGTGGTATGAAACCAACTGATCCCATCATTAAAGCTTATGATAATAAAATCTCAGGTATCGACATTGATATTGAAGACCTTACTCAAGAGGAAATTGATATGTGGGGTGCTTGGGTTAATGCTGTAGGTAAAATGCCTTCAGTTGGTCGCGGTAAACAAGCAACTAAGATTAGAGCAGCTATTCTTAAAAGTGCTGCTCGACAAGCTCTTGGTGATACAATTGGTGATAAAAAGAGAACACCCATAGATGCTGCCATGGAAGTTGTTGGTAAGCAAGCTGATACTAAATCCATACAAATGGCTCTTGGACAACTTGAAAAGCAAACTGCTGCTATGGGTAGTTTTATCACTAATATGGAAGCACAAATAGAACGTGTTAAAGAGATTGCAGCAATCCTTGATCAAGATGGCATAAGAATTATGAACGTTCCACGTAGATTGTGGAGAAGTAGAATCATTGGTCATCCTAATCAGGCTAAATACGATTTATACCTTGCTGAGATTGAAACTGAAATTGGTAAACTAGCACAAGGTAATGCTCAATCAATTGCAGAACTTTCTACTCATGCTCAACAGAGATGGGATAAGATCCATGATAAAAACCTCAGTACATCTGCTATGCTTGAACTTTTATCAGAGACATCTCATGCAGGTAGAATGAGAATAAGAAGTGTTGAGGATCAATTAGAAAGGACTCGTGAAAAAATGCGAACAAGAAAATATACTAAAACTCCAATTGAAGAAGGTGAAAAACCTGTGGTTGGTTCTAGAGAAGAATATGAAGCTCTTCCTTCAGGAACTGTTTATAAAAATAAACACACCGGAAAATTGATGAGGAAACCCTAATGACAGAATATGAGTATGACTTTGAATCGTCTGAAGCATCTGAGCCATACCTCGGTACAGTGAATGCCGCTGAGGAAAGATATGGCTTGCCGAAAAACATGCTTGCGAACTTGATTCAGGCTGAAAGTAGTTTTAATCCTGATGCTCTAGGTCCTGAGACTAAGTACGGAAAAGCAAAAGGTATTACACAAATCATTCCACAGTTTCATCCTGATGTTGATCCTTATGATCCTGAAGCTTCTATTGATTATGCTGCCGAGAAACTAAGTGAGTATTATGAAGAATTCGGTGATTGGGATTCTGCTATTGCATCTTGGAATGCAGGCCCAACTAATGTCCGTAAGCATGGTCTTAAAAAACTTAGGGGAATGAAAGCTTTTACTGAAACAGATAATTATCTTAAAACAATTAATGCTTCAAGACGAGCAATCAACAATCCTCTTCTACCTGATATACCTGCAGATGATCCTAATGCAGATGTCGATGAATGGGGTGGTATACCGATAGAAGAGGGTGATGAATATGGCGGTCAATCTGTTGAAACTGATGAATATGGTGGTCAAGTATATAATCCAAAGGATCTAAAATGGGAGAAACCGCATCCTTTGGGAAGGCGCCTTATTGACAATTGGGTTAGACCAGTATTAGAAGGTTTTGGTTCTGCTGCAGGTGCTATAATTGGCGGCGGTGGTGGTGCTACTGGTGGTACACTTCTTGGTCCTGGTGGTACTATAGCAGGTGGTGCTGCAGGTGGTGTTGCAGGTGGCGCTTTAGGCTATAGCATGGCTGATAGATTTACTGATATGCTTCAAGAATGGCTTGGATATTATGAACCTATGCCAGTTATGCTACATATGCAAAAAGCCGGAGAAGCTGCTGTAGAAGGTGCTACTTATGAAATGGGTGGCATGGCAGCTGGACCTATGTTAAAAGGCGCAGGCAGAGGAGCTGCTTGGGCAAAAAGTAAAATTTATCCTTCAGATAGACAAGCTAAGCAAGCAGCTGGTAAAGTACTTGCTGCTTTTACTAATAAAGGCCCAATAATTGTAGAAAACATGGAACAAGCAAAAGCACTTGAAGAAATGATACCTGGACTTAAATTTGATTTAGGTCAAGCAACTGGTGATCAAGGTGCTTTAAAATATATTATAGAAGGTGTAGACGACTCTGTTGAATTAGCAGCCAAAAGAGCTGAAAGAGAAGCTGCTAATATGAAAGCTATTACTGACTTTATTAAAAAACAAAAAGGCCCGCGTGGTGCTGAAGATGTCATGAGACCTCTTAGAGCTGTACGTGCTATGATGGATGAGGCTGAAAGTTTAGCAGCATCTAATTTAGAGCGGCAACAAACTGCTTTACAAGGCAAGATTGATCCTATGGAAATTGGATCTACTGTTCGTAGTGAAATGGAGGCAGGAGAAAAAGCTGCTCGAACAAAAGCCGAAGAACTTTTTGCAGCAGTTCCAGACCAAGAAATGCTTGCTGATGATTTAATTACTGGATTTGAAAAAATACTTAAGCCTGGCCGCTTTGAGGGTAGAGATAAATTTCCAAAAGTCTTACGTGATGCTCTTGAGGAACTGAAAAGTGGTGGTAAAAAATCATCTAAGGAAATGGATCTTGCCAAAGCTGCTTATTTAGAAAATATTGAAATACCTATGAAAGGTGAAGCACCAACTGATCATGCTTATAGAATAGCTAGATCAGGTAAATATACAGCATCAGAAGCAAGAGCTAAAGCAGATATTTTTTATCGTCAATCTGAAAAACTTTCAGCAGAAGGAAAATTGCAAGAAGGCATGGATGTTGGTACTAAAGGACAAACTTGGCGAGAAGTTGCTGAAGCTCTTGAAGGTTTACCACAACATAAAGGCTGGGAAAAAGAAACTGCTAGAGATGTTATTGAAGAAGCTGGTCCTAAAACAATAACTCTTGCAGAAATACAACAATTAAGAAGCGAGATTCTTGAAGATCTTCGTACTGCAAAAGATAAGGGTTTACCTCGTAGCTTACGAAAAAGATTAACTCAAGCTGTCGATGTCATTGATAAAAAGCTTATGGGCGAAACAACTGAAGAAGGTGGAGAAGTACTTTATCATGCAACTGATGCTGATGTTAAAACTGAGAATTTAAAAAGTGGTTTCTTTGGTGGTAAGTATTCTCTTGACAATGAAATAGTTCAAGTGTATGGTGAAAATATACATGCTATCAGATTACCTAAAAATACTAAAGTATTGGATCTATGGGATGGAAGTAAAGATTCCAGAGACTTTATGAAAAAATTTGCCAAAAAACATCCAATGACTCAAAAAGAATATGATGAAGCAAGTGAAATTTTTGGATATGGCGGTCCTTATGGAGAGCTTGATTTAAAAATAGAAAAAGGAAGTGGCGAAGAGGCTGCTGATGCTTTTGTTACTTGGTTTATGAATACTAAAGATATTGATGATAAATTAAAACTTGCAAAAGAAATGGGATATGATGGATTAAGGTGGCAAGATGAATTTTTAATTCCACAAAGTTTAATTAAAAAATCAAAAGCAGTTGATCCCAAAACTGCTAAAGCTCCTAGCGAACAACTTCGTAAAGCTCAGCAATATTTCCGTACAGAAGTTGTCGAAAAATATGGTAAAGGTTCTGTTGGTCGAGTTCTTCGAGGAGAAGAAACTGTTTCAGATGCCATGGTTGCTGATGCTTTCTTCCAAAAGAGAGGTAAAGGTGAACAAGCTGCAGTTGAGTTTATGAAAATCATGGGTGATAATAATAAAGCAAGAAGTGCCATGAGAGAGCATATCAACCAAAAACTGTATGATCTTAGAAACAATCGAACTGGTGAAATCACTACAGCTTCTCTTAAAGGTTTTCTTAAAGACTATCGCCTTGCAATTAATAAGCTAGGTTTAGGTGGTGAATATAATACACTTATTAAAGCACGCCTCGCTGCAGATAAAGCCTTAGCAGCTAGTAAAGAATTTCAAAAATCGGCTGCTTCTCGAGTTCTGAAAGCTGATGTTAATGACATGGTGAAACAAGCCTTTGCTGTAGGTGGTTCTAAGAAAGATGCAGCAGAAGGCTTAATGAGCCAATTAGATGAAGCTATGAAAGGCTTCCATCCTGATGATCAGAAGAGAGCTGTTAGAGGCTTGCAAAACGCAATGATTGATGAAATCCTGACCGATATTCCTTTGGAAGGGACATCAAGAGATTTACTATCCTCAACTGCCATGGCTGGCCAATTCAGGAAATATGATGCTGCTCTTAAAGTAGTATTCAGAGATAATCCTGAGAAGCTCAAGGCAATGCAAGCAGTTAGAAAAGCCGTTAAAGCTCTTGAATATCATACCGGTGAGAAGATTGAAGGCGGTGAGAAGTATGCTGCTGACGTCTTTAGAAGGATTGCTTTTCTACAAGGTCATACTGCAGTTGCTGCAGTTGATATTTCTAGGAAAGCCATTAGAAAATTGAGAGGACTCGGCAAAAAGAGAATTCGTAAATATATTAACCGTGGTATTCTTGATCCTGATACTGCTTATGAATTAATGGAAATTGGTAAAGGTGGTTCTAAAGAAAAAATTGAATCTGGTGTGTCACGAAGTCTAGTTCGCTTAGGTCTTATTGCTCCCCAGAGGAAAGAAGATGAAAGGAAGAAACGCTAATGTCTACTTTAGTTGTATTAGCACCACAATACTTCCCATTATCAGCAACTGGTGCACCTGCAGGTGGAGGTAGTCTTTATATAGGTGAACCTGATACTGATCCCACTGACTCTGACAATCAAATTACTGTACAAGCTTTACTAGAAAATGGCACTTTACAAACATTATCACAACCTATTACTTTAAGTGGTGGTGGTATTCCATTATATAATGGCTCCCCGGTATCTCTTTATATTGATGATCAAAAATATTCAATGACAGTTAAAGATATCAATGGTGCACAAATATATTATGTACCAAATTCTCCTTTGTATATACTGTCAGATTCATTAGCAATAGATGGTGATATCAATGCGTCAGGTGATATAACTTCTGAAAACTGGCCGGTTAGTAATAACCTTGCACAGTTTGATGGTAATGATCCTGCAGGCATTGAAGATTCAGGTGAGCCAATATCAAATGTTGGTTTACTTGACACTGCTAAAGAATGGACTGCTCAACAGAATACTGATGAAGTAGCTATTACTAGTTCCAGTAACTCTGTGGCATGGAATGTAAATACAGCTCAAGCAGCTCTTCATACATTAACTGAGAATACTACTATAGCAGCACCTACAAATCTTAAACAAGGCGGTTATTATTCATTAAGAGTTGTACAAGCTGCAGGTGTATATACTCTTGCATGGAATGCTATATTTGATTGGGGATCTAAATCTGCATCTGCTGAACCTGCTGCTGATGGTGATCAAATACTTGTAACTTTCTATTATGATGGAACAAATATGTTAGCTGTTGAATGTCATAGGAAGGAAGCTTAATGCTACCAATAATTAAAATGATGCCTAATGCTGGGTATCCACCATGGACTTGTGATGCTTTTTCTGCACCTCAATACCCTTTATTTGATACTGATGGTATACCAGGTGGTACCTTAGCATCAGATGCTTTTCCTGGTGGCATTATAACATTATATAATAATACTACTGGAGTTATTTGGGACAGAGACTGGACTGTTAAAGCTGGAGGTGGAGGATGGTTCACCACTTCTTGGCCAGGTGCTACTCCTGGTTCTGCTGGTCATGGTGCTAGAATGGTGTTTGCGCTATCTCTTCCTGCAAGTACTCAAGGAAGATGGCGATGTGCAATGGAGATTATTACTCCACGAACTGTAGAAACACAGATGTTTTTTAGATGGTATATGATGAATATAAATGCCACTAATACATATGCTCGGTGGATGTATAGATCTCAATCTAGAGATTGGGAATGGAGAACTGTAAGGAATGGGACTAATACAGAAATAAATACTACCAATTCACAAGACTATGACTTAGGTGTATCAATAGAAAGATATAGTTCAGGAATAGTAACTTACAATGATTGTATTGGTGGTAGATATTCATTTACTGGTAACTGTAGCTCATCTCTTTCTACATATGCAAAAGATGGTGTATTAAATGTCCAATATATCTATTTTGTAGATGTTTACAGTCAAACTAATTGTCCGGCATTTGAAGTTAATTTTAAACCAGGAGTATGTGTTTATCCTTGTCTTGCAACTAACTTAATTGAATTTGCAGATCTTGATAGTTTAGGGTGGAATGCTGCTAATGGTTGGTTTGAAGGTTAACGCTTGAGGGCGTTTAGTAACATAGCTTGTGTAGCATCATCTCTAGCAAGTACTGCAGCAACTCTCTCATCAACAGTATCTTCCATCATTAAATGATTCACTATAACATGGTCAGATTCCTGGCCTTGCCGTCTTAATCTCCCATTCAGTTGCTGATAATCTTCTAGACTCCATGTTAATGCAAACCATAATAGTATATGCCCACCAGCTTGAAGATTGACACTCTTACTCAAGCTTCTAGGGTGACATAATAACAATGGAAGATCACCCCGGTTCCAGGCATCTATATAATACCGACGTTCTTTTGGACTTGTACCACCTACAATACATGGTACATTTCTGTCAATGAATTCACGGATCATCTTCAGTTCAAACTTAAACTGTATTGGGCAGAGAATAGGTTGGCCGGCTGAACTCTCAAGCAGATTTTTGAGGGCATTAACTTTGATCTGATGCAGGGGATAAAAGCTACCATCCTTTGCATCAGTATATACTGCACCTTGAATAAACTGGCGTAGCTTCATAGACAATGCTGCTGCGCTAAATGCTGTGGCACCTGCTTCCTCAAATTCAAGAAAGAAGTTATCCTCTAATTCCTTATATTTCTCACGCAGCTTAGGTGGTAACTTGACCGGTATATTGTTGTATATAAACTTAGGCAAATCCAACCAGTCATCACCCTCAAGTCTATATGTAATATCCTTGATTTTGTCTCTGATAGCCTCGAAGCTACCTTTACGGAGGGTTGTCTTATACAAGGGTGGGCCAGTGTAATTGAAAAAGGCACCCCGGAATCTATAATAGCTTTCATACAGACGTTTGCCACGATCGAGCATATAGTACTGTGACCAGAGATTATGGTATCCTTTTGGTGCGGGAGTTGCGGACAGACATAATCTATAGTCTGTCCATAGTGGCATAAGCTTCCTCAGCATTTTAAAACGTTTAGTTGATGGATCTTTTATCAGCGAGGATTCGTCAAGAATTAACATACGTTTTTTCCATTTGACTCGTTTATCTAATACTTGGTGAAAAAACCACCTCAATCCTTCATAATTCATTAGCAGAAAATCAGCATCTGAATGGGCCAGGATATTATCTTTATTGGGTCCATGTAAAATACTGTATGTATATTGTGGATACCACTTTTGAATCTCTTTAGGCCAGGTGTCATAAATAGCATCCAAGTTACCCAGCACAATTGCAGGTTGATCCACATTCTTTTTCACAGTCATGCTTACTATTGTCTTGCCCAATCCTAGATCCATCGCTAGGAATACGTTTTTCTTCTCCAGACAAAAGTCCACCGCTTTCTTTTGGTATCCGTGTAGCTTCAGCATCTTTTAGTTCCTCCTCTTCCAGATAATCTTTATACCCCGTTTCAGCAGCAAATTCATTACCATACCACCCTTGTTTCCTACCTTTCTTGTCAATGTAATACCACGTGCCATGGGTTTCTTCTTGATATATTTGGCTCATCTTATTCAATCCTCATTCATTTAGATATGGTCGTATACGACCGTAATTTTAAAAGATATACCCTTATAAAGGCCCCTTATATACTAACTTTTCCGATCGTATACGATCATATTCAATGCTCATTCGTCAGGAGATGGTCGTTTAAGATAAAAAGCTTAGAAAGTCTCAGACCTATTCATCCAGACCATTTTTATTTATGCCAAAGGAATTAAGAGGCTGTTCAAGCATCCAGTTTCTGACATCATTCATGCCATATATTACTCGTTTATGTGATAGCTTGATGAAGTCAATAAATTTCTGTTTGCCTTGGACATGGTGACTTCGCAAATCCCTTAGTCGTTCAGGACTTACATCCAAAAGTTTTCCAAGTTGTTCTTCAGTGACAAAATTCTCATCAATAAATTTCTCAAATGCCGACATATTACACCTCCTTGTCTGGGCGGAAGTCAAAGAATCTAGCGTGCCGCATATTGCCATCATCAGTTTCTTCCATGTAATGGATTTCAATCATCTTGCCGATGATTAGTTCAGGTTGTTGCCAATACACTTTTCTTTGGTGATCAGACCAACCACCGCCGACTTTGTTTTCTACACCATTCTTAAAGAGTACAATGACGCCGCCCATCATACCCTCATACTTGCCTTTACCTTCGTAGACATCATGGATCAAGCCA